TTGCGGGGAGCTTTTCTGCAAACTCGTCTAGGTCAATGTAATCCTTGACCTTACCCACAACCTTAACGTCACGCGCTGGGTCATCCTTAAAGTTGTGTGTGTTTGGTACGCGCAGTATACGTGCTGCATCCGCAGTCACTACAGGATCAGCATCTAAACCGAATTCGGCGCACGCCGTCTTCAATCTTTCCGCTACAGGTAACCATTCCTGTCTGGAATACGGGCGTGACAAAACCCAGTAAACGTGAAGCCCACGTCCTGAGTTTACGATAGTAGTACAGGCAGGTAGGCCGTACTCATGTATAAAATTATGTAACGCAATTAGTGCATCGCGCTGTGTTTCGTAGGGTTTGCCGACTCCACAATCAACATCTAGGAACAGAGCTTTCATTTGTAAGACGTTTTCGGCCTTACGATTTACATCCTCCACATACGTGGCCGGAGTGTAATAAGCATCGTACCCTTCAGCATCAAATTCATGCGCAGCATTAGCAGCCGCATCTACTGAACTATAAAATTTCTGTATTGTTTTGCCGTCTTTTATCCCTACTATGCAATAGTACCCTTCGTTTCCGGCAATGGTACTAAGAAACTCCTTAGTTTCCATAAGATTCCCACATCAGAGAAATAGGGGCACCGTAGTGCCCCATTGTTTTTAGTCATCAAATTCATCAAGCAAACTTGCAAGATCGACATCGGCTGGTGCTTCAACCTTTTTCTTTTTAGATACCTTGACCTTGGGTTCCTCAACTTCTTCTGCTACTGCCTCTACCGCTTCTACTTTTGGCATTTCTATCTTGGGTAGTGCGGGAGTGCTATCTTCTTTCGGTTTAACAGTAAGTGCAATAAGTTTCTCAGTGTCTTCCGACTGCTGCACATCTATTGCAATTTTAAGTTCGTCTTGCTCCAACACACGTACTGGTTTGAAACACAGCTTAGGTGTAGATGAGTCTGTATCAAAACGAATTTCTGTAAGTAAGGAAGCCAACGGAGCTTTCTGGGAATCTAGGAAACGTGCATACGTTTGTAGCCCCATCTTCTGCTTGTTGTCACCAAACACACTAGTAGCTGGTAACTGTAGCTGGTAAACCTCGTTCGACTTTATGTTGCCATCGGCATCCGCAAGCAGTACCGCAACACGTTGTGAGTACCGGCACGCACGGCCTTCACCCATACCAGAACCTTTAATGTTTTGAGGACAATCAAAACATGTCTCTGACTGACGGTCTCCATCAGCTACTTCTTTAGAAGGACGGCCTGTCTGTGTATCAGCAGACCAACACGTAGGAGGATTAGTAGCGCCAGCAGTATACTCACCAGCAAAATACATACGTGAGATTGGAGCTGTCTTTACCAGAACTACGTTTATAGCACGTTGCTCTAACTCCCCAACTTCTTGACCGCTAACTACCTTACGGAATACGCCGCCACGAATACTCAGTCTGTTAACACCTCCAACAGACCCTCCCCTACCAGCCGCATTTGTATCTGGCTGTAGCTGTCCGAGTAAACTTTTATACTCGTCAGGCATGTTTTCAAACATAGTTATATTACTCATACATCATCCTCATCGCTGAAATCCAGTTCAAGTTGAACGGGTTCGTTTTGGTCTGTATCGACCGGTTCTGGTACTTCCTGTTTCAAAGCTGCTACCACTTGCGGAATGTTAAATCGGTATGTGTTTGCCACCTTTATATAAGTGTCTTTAGGCACATACCCTTTAGCTACCCATTCGCGGACGGTAGGGACTTTGACATTCAAGTACTTAGCTAGTTCCTCAAACGAGACATAACTGTCCGTCATTTCTTTCTCCGTACTGTCACAGTGTATTCGCTATCACAATTTAACCCCTGTGGGAGCTTTTCGGGGTTGTCCTCAAGGAATTGCTTCATATTCCCCTGATGGATTCTTTTCTCAAGCAGTTCTGGCACTTCATTTTCAAGGATAAATTTACCCATCGCTTCCCAATCAGAAGTCCAGTATTTAGATTTGGTAGACCGATAGAACGTACCGTTCTCTGTACGGACAGATTCGACACCGTTATCTTTACAGTGCTCCAAGAGTTTGATTTCTATGGCTTTCATCTTCAGTACAAGCTCTTCTTCTTGTTCTTTTAGAGCGGCTTGTAGCTCTAACTTCTTGTCTCTTATCTTTATATAGACCGAGACCAACCGATCTAAGTCGGGTTTCACCTCATTACTCATCACGACATCTCCACAAATTACAATAGTTTAGCTAAGTTCTCCTTGGTTTGGCGCAGTTTAGTCTAGTTTTTATTATAGTTCAAGCACATTAGTGTATAAATCGATCATCTTGGAATGGACGTTTATTCGATCGTCCAACATCTTGTATATGTGCCTTTCCACCCTAGAACCTTCTAGTTGGATTACGGTACATGGATGTTTCTGCCCAGTACGGTGTACACGAGCGTTGGCCTGTGCGTAGGTTTCCAAAGAAGATGTTGGCCCCCACCATACAATCGTGTTTGCCGCAGTTAGCGTTACACCATGTGCAGCCGCTTGCGGTTGGATTATCAGGACTCTAGGGTCTGGGTCATCTTGGAATCTACTAAATATCTCAGTGCGTTTGGACGCACTCACATCACCTCTGATAATCTCGTTTGTGATACCGTCAGCTTTTAGCTTCTCAGCCAGTACGTCAATGACGTGCTTGAACGGTACAAAGATAAGAACCTTCTGGCTGGACTCGTCGATCACCTCACGTAGAACCTTGTACCGATTCTTAATATCAAACTCCACCGTCTCTCCAGTGTCGGTATACACCGCACCGCAGGATATTTGTAAGAGCTTGTTCATGTTAACCGCAGCATTAGCAGCAGAAATTTGTTCCCCTGCCGCTACCGCAACCATCTGGTCTTTAAGGGTCTTGTAATATTTCTTTTGCTGTGGGGTTAGTTCGACCTCACGTTTTACGTAGGTCATGTCAGGTAAGTCTAGGCACTCATCTTTCGTAAACCGAATAGCCGGTTGTAGTGCGTTGAATACTGTATCTGTAGCATCTGGTTTGGGTAGCCACTTAAACTGTGTAGCCTTGAACATAACCTTGTCCCTGAACGCCCCAAAAAATCTGGGCACGCCAGCAGGATTAACAAGTTTAGCTATCCCATACGCATCTACGGGAGACTGCGCGGCTGGAGTACCGGTCATCATCCACAACCAAGTATCGGGTTTGAGTAGAGAGTTCAGTACTTTCCAGCGTTTAGATTGCGAGTTCTTGTAGTGGGTAGCCTCGTCCACAATGATCAGGTCAAACCCACCTGCTTCGATATCGTCTTTAACTATCTCCACGCCATCGTAGTTGATAATGACGTACTCGGCTTCTCCGTTGATTATCTCCTGCCGTTTCTTTTTAGAACCATGTGCTATGTCTACTGTGCGGTGCATAGCAAACTTGAACAGGTCAGCCCGCCATGCCGAATCCATAATAGATATGGGGCAGATGATTAGGACACGGTTGATTATCCCCTCGTCCAGCAGAAAGTCTGACGCCCAGATTGCAGAGCCGGTCTTTCCGGTGCCCTGCTCATTAAAGCAAAACCCCCGGCTATTTAAGGTTAAGAAAGAGGAAGTTGTTTTCTGATGCTCGAAAGGCTGGTACTTGCCTGTCCATTTATACTTGCCCAGTATGGGGGATGGCACATCTCTGACGTTTAAGTTCCGTAAAACACGGGACTCATCTACACCCCAGTTAACAATAACGTCATTTGCGTTGAGTTGTCTGCTCTTTGGTATCGCCGCAGTAATTTTTTCGGGATTACGAACCCGCAGAAGCAAGCCTCTGTTATCGACAATTTGCATTTAAGTTACCCTACTAGCTTATCTGGGTATTTAGCAGCCATTGCTAGAAGTTCGTTTTTATTTTCAATGGCTTCCGGATGATCACCGGTAACGCAGCGGCTTCTTAAATCTTCTTCTGGGCTGTACTTTAAGTTGTACCCTCTAGGGTACGCACCTTCTACGGTACAATGAGAAGACCTATGCCCTTCTCCCCCGCCTAATCCGTGATAGTGTCTGTCCCCGCATTCTTTACACACAAAGACATATTGCCTGCCACGTATGTAACAATCGACTGTAGGTATTTCATCTTGCATGACATCATTCTCCTTATTTCTTTTTCTTCTCACGCTTACTAGTTTCAGAAACTAAACGCCCTTTGGAATCTCGTTTGAACGATCTGTTCTTGGACTTACTTTCTATCTTGGTACCGTGAGAGTTCTTGCCACCTTTGCTCAGTGCTTTCTTGTGGCTAACGTCCTTGCCCTCTCGTTTGTCGGCTTTGCCGTTCTTGTTTTTGTCTACGCCTTCCTTGTCTATCTTACGCCGCGCACGCTGCCTTTCCATACGGTCAGCATGTTCACCACGCTTCTTCTGTTGCTCGTACTCTTTCTTATAAGGACGTTTCTTTTTTGTATATGGCATCATCGCCTCCCATTATGTGGGCACTCAGTTACGACACAGTGTGCTCTACAAAGCCCTGTGGGTTTAGGATTCCATACGTCATTGTCGTATGATTTTTCCAGTGTAGCGTAGGCAGTTAACCACTTGCGCCACAGTTCTGTTTGGTTTTCTATGGTATATGTCTCTTTAATGAAAGCCTTACATACCACAAACAACAACCCACATTTCACCTTCTTTATGTCAGGGAAATGTCTGAAGACAGCAAGAGCCATTAGCTCTAGTTGTCCCTTGTCTGCATATTTAGCAGACTTACCGGTTTTGTAATCTATTACTGTAGCAACGCCGGTTTTTTCGTCAACTATTAATAGATCGGCTACACCCCTAAACCAAACACCGTTATCAAAGAATCCACACGGTTCTAGCTTTTCAGTCAGCCCCATTTTGTATTCGCAGAGCTTTTCGCCTTTCATACCTTTGAGTTTGTCTAACGCACTCAAAGCATAGTCAAATCGGGGGTCTAGCTCTTTAACTACACCGCCGACGTAATCTTCTGCGGCCTTGTGAAATTCGTTTCCGTAAAAGATAGCTTCGGTTTCAAAGTTCTCCTCGTAATCTTTTACTACCTTCGTGTGGTAATACTTCTTCGGGCACTGATCAAACGTCTTTATGCTACTGAACGACCACGCTGGTTTGGTATCCACTCGGTACACTCTCCGTAGTTTTTGCCGATCTCCACGTCACCACGCACGGGAAGGCCGTTCGCCCACTCCGGTGTGTAACGCATGCAGGAGTCCACGTAGATAGCAGCTTCCTCTACCTCCGTGTCTCTGACACAGCATACCACAGAATCGTGTACCGTTAACAAAATAGGGTACCGCTTAGATATCATTAACATCTGTTCGGACATCACACAACGTGCTATTCCCTGACACACGTTTTCTATAACTTTACCGCCGTAAATCTTAGTCCAGCCCCGTCTAGTCTTGTACGTAAACTGAACACCTTTCTCTGTCTCGTCAGCTTTTAGCTGGTTGTAATACATCATCAACCCTGATGGGAGTTGAATAGCGTTGAGATTAGGCACCACTTCGAGCACTCCCTTACGTCCAAGTTCTGCGGAGTAGTCTTGGTAGATGCGCATCAGTGCAGTTTGGGCCTGCCGCCATAAGTTAGTAATTGAGTCGTTCGTGTCCCTGTAGATACGTACAATACGTTCTGCTTCCGCCGCTTCTACGTCAACCCCGAACGTCTTAAGTTGGTCACGGAATCTTACTGCCCCCATTCCATATCCGGCTCCGAGGATTGTAGTCTTACCGATGAAGCGTTGGTGGGCAGTAACTTCGGATTCAGGCACACCATAAATAGCCGCTGCCATCTTCTTGTATACGTCTTCTCCCTTCTCAAAAGCCTCGACCAAATCATCCTGACCGGCTAACCATGCGAGTACACGCGCCTCTATCTGGGCAGAGTCGGCTTCAACCAGCGTGTATCCTTCCGGTGCTACGATACATGACTTCAAAACTTTAGCGTTCTGACCCCGACTTGGTAGGTTCTGTAGGTTAATCTTGTCTTGACCGCCCCATCTGCCGGTGTGTGCTGCGTAGTATTTAATCGGTACAGGTAATGCGCCGCGCAGTGCGATATCAATAAACCTTTCTGTACGTGTTTCCTCTAGCGTACTCTTAAGTCCTATGCGAGCTGCTACTAACGCTTGCACCTTTGGGTCTTCGTGTTCTTGGAGAGCTTTGAATGCTTCATCGCTTTTAGCAAAAGCAAACGTCTCTTTACCTGTACGCAAACTTGTTTTGGTTGGAGGGATAACACCTAGTGATTCCAACGCCTTAGCAAACTTAGGGTTGGACATAAGCTCGTCCTTCTCAATCCCGCATTCTTCGAGCAAGCGATCTTTTTGAATTTTTAGATTCGACAGGTGGTCTTGTAGTTTATCTATGTCTAACTCAAGCACAGGGTCTATAAACATACGCAAGGTCATATCTATAACTTTAAGTTCTGACCTCGGAAACTTGCGCGTAGTCATAAAGATATTAAACAGTTTGTAGGTTAGCTCTACATCTTGGATACAGTAATCCCCATACCGTTCTAATTCGACATCGCTGAAATCTTCGCGGCGTTTGTCCAACGCATGAATTACTTCGTCTCCTTTCTCTCCGACATCGTACATCTCTGAAAGTTTTTTAAGTGACGCACCGGCATCAACACCGTGTATTGCACGCGCCATGCAAAGAGTATCAAGGTATAAACGAGGGTGAATATCAAGCAACCAACTAAGAATAGCGCCGTCAAACAAAGTGTTATGAGCAAGTACAGCACACTCTTCCCAGTTATAGTTGTCATGTAAGTACCTCTTCAGGTCGCTGAATGCTCCACTCAACCATACTGTCTCGCCATCATTTACTTTTACACTCACACCAATGATTTCAAACTCAGGACTACGAATGTACTGTTCTGTAGTTAGTTTAGTTAGCGAGAACGTTTTTGAGTAATAGGTCTCAAAGTCTACGGTTATGACATCCACTACAATCTATCCTCGTATTCGCTAACAGGCGGTATGCCCGTAGCTGTTAGTTTACCTTCTTTTATTAGTGCTTGACGGTTAGCTTCCTGTGCAGCCGCTATTTCTTTTTTATTTTGGCCGGTGTATTCGACAGCCAGTTTTTCTTTGATGAGTAGCTTATTGATTGTTGTTCGCCCCACTTTGATTTCACCCAAGTACCTTCCAAACTTTCCCTTCTCCCTTGTTCGGAGCGCATAAACTCCTCCCAACTTGAGAGCCTTTTGGGCGTAGGCTTTCGCGAGTAGTCCATGTGCTTTCTCCTGCTTATTTCTAGTGCGACACTCTGGAGTATCGATGCCGAAAAGACGGATACGCTGATTACGAACCCAACAATCAAAACCAAGATCAATGTCAACATCTACTGTATCCCCATCTACTATGCGTCTAATAGTTGCTTTGTATTCGTACATCTATTGTTCCTCTACAATTCTCTCTCGCAGTATTGCGTCTTGCCAATTCTTGCACCACGGACAGAACCAACCTTTGCGGTATGCTCGTGGGTGTTCATCGCCGTCTCGTTTTTCGATGTAGCCAAGCACCTCAAGCATCTTCTGGCCGCATTTACACGTCTGCCCCAGTTTTTTGTACATCTTTATCTAACACCTGTATAAAACACATGTTTGTGTATGTTAGCTGTAACTTGTCCTGTGTATGCCCACTCGGGGAATACCTTTGTACTGTGGTAATGAGTCGCGCCCCCTGTGATATCGGGGATCAAACCACTCAAATGCACTATGTATACCGCATCCCGCCAAGCCCGTTCATCGTGCGGGTCTTCTGGTTTGCCATCGCAGTAGAAGCTGAACTGACACATGTTGCGGATGGGATTACCGTTCCAGTAGTAACCTTGTTTGACTACATCACACGCATTGTCTGGGTAGCGTGGGTCTTCGATTCTATTTCGTATTACATGAGCGACTGCAATCTGCCCTGCATCTGGTTCACCTCTAGCCTCAAAGTAGATAGCTAGGGCTACGCACATAAGCGGGGTGATCATACAATTCTCCACAACCTGTAAGTGCTATCTTCTTGTTTACGCATCGTCATTACCCTTTCATGCCTAGTCAAAAACATTTGTGCGCTAGCCGCTTCTCTGTAGTTATCAAGTGCAACACTATCACCAACTTCCATATCTAGCAGTGGATCAAACCTAGACGACCGGCCTCCTCTACGTCGAGGCACAGGTATATCTTTCTCTATTATCAATTCCATAACTATCTCTTTGCTGGTAACTGGTTTCAATCAGTGAACAACGACCCCGTAGTCAGGGATTTCGTATTCATAATTTATCGTCTCATCGTTGGGTGACATCAAGAACGCGCCATTGCTGGTATGAAACTGCATAGCCATCTTTGTAGGGGGCGACATAGTAATAACGTGTGAGACATTCGGATACATTATAGGAACAGATTCTAGTAGCTCATTTACCAACCGACGCCCGGCCCCCTTAGAGTACGACCACAAAGAATAAAGACAAAAGACCGTAGCTATGCTTGTATCGTCTTCATCAAACTTAGCTTCGACTTCTTCAATAAGTTCGTCTATCTCTCCGGTCGCGTACATTCGTAACTGATCTTCTGTTCTCGGAATGAACGGACACATCACCGTACAGACAATAGCGTTTACCTTCATGTCGAAACCCTGTTTGTCCACATCAGCAAACACACGAAACTTTCCCTCGAAACGTGTTACGTTATCTTCAAACAAGTGTGGACGAACAGGGTCATCGGCTATGTAGTCGATGAAGTCTTCCATGCTACATTCAATCAGCATCGTCTTCCTCTAGTATCTGTTCGAGTTTATCTACCGCTTCAACAAGACGTTTGCCTAGCTGTACCAACTCTTCAGCATGCTCCTCGTCTATTTTAATTGTTATCTCTAACATGGCGATCCCACTCCCGTTCGCGCTCTTCGTCTGGATCAACTTCGTATGACCGCCACTTGTAATCCTCGTCCTCATCACCAACGCGATTCGGATCATCTGGTATTGTGCGCCAATCGTTATAGACTCTACCCATTATCATTCTCCTCCGGTCTGGTTAAATTAACTAACTGCCACGCAAGTTCGTGCAGCGCCGCTTTGTCTTCTTCGCACTGAATCAGGTTAATTACTTCTTGTAGCGTCATTATCATTCTCCTGAATATCTTTCAGTATCTCCCGCCGTAGTCGCTTGCGATCTTCGGGCGAACATTTACTCACGATCTTGATATCACTCAGTCTTAGTTTGTAACTCGACGGCTGCCAGTACAGTGCAGCTTCCGGCTCAGTGACCAACATGTACTGCCATGTCTCACCATCTATATCTATATAAAAAGATTCACCAATCATTCTGCATCACTCCCACCTTTTAGTCTATAGTCTTTCTCCACAAATCCCTCTTTGTTCCCATTAACATACGTTGAATTAATCCACACTTTCTTCCCGTTCTGGTACGTACGGATATGTCCTCGTCTCATGTGGCTACGTTTCGCACCGCCTCCACCGCCGTTGCCTCCACCCAAGTACGGGCTATCCCATACCTCACCGCCGATAGACAGAACCTTGTAGTCATAATTAGCTGTCTCACCTCTCTTGGCATGTTTCTTAGCAAGTTTAGGAGGGACATTTACAGGTACTTGTTTACAGTCGTTTATCTCTAGCAGATTGCAAAGCGTAGCCATTGACATAAAGTCATCTTGGTAGTCTGACAGAATTTCCCCTATTTCTTCTTGGCTATTCCCATGATCCACAAGATATTCAATAAAATTGACTGTATGGGGGTCGGGGTTCCAATCAAGTCCATATCCCATAGCTCTATAAGCGCCAATATCTTCAGGCTTAAAACTAAATTTGCAGAACGCTGGTTGGCACGCCCATACTTTAAGATGGGGGGCATACAATACTGACGCACATCTTATGTCTAAATCTTCCCCCTCTTCTTGTTTCTGGACAAGAATAGAAATTTTATGGGTGTCTATTTTTTCGGGTGCATCTGGTACTTTTATTCTTGTTGCGCCTTTCGTGTCGATACCATCTGCCTGATTATTTATATGAGTAGTACTTAGCAGAATCGTAATTGGGTACGGCAATCGAAATGGCATGTACTCTTTACCATCAAAAGGAGGATGTAAATCTTTATCACCAATTATGTTTCTTACATCTGGTACATAAAACTTCATGCCCCTCTCAATAGTTTCAGCTAAGTAGTTCATTGAGTGGGCGTGTTGCGGCATTTCGTTTTCGAGAAGCACCCCAACCGCATTACGCATATCACGTACCGCATCCTTAAACTTACCCCAGTGCGGGATACCTCTAACTGTCTGTTGTTTCTTCATTCTCGTTCTCCTAGTTAAAAGAAATAAGTTTGCGTGAGTTCGTACAGAAATCCCCCCACCCATTCAGGGTTCATGCTGTACTTGCTCACGACTAACCGTAGCGTGGCTTACTCGGTGCATGCACAGGGTTGGAGTGCTCTCATGAGGCATTTAAGCCCTGTCATGCACTGCGGATGTTTTCGGCCGGAATGATACAAACACACCTACCCACCGTCCGCTGGGGTATGGGGGAGTAAACAAATCAACTAAAAAACCTCCCCCTACTAAGAACCTAAAACGACAGCAGTACCTCCCGCACGCTATCTATATTGTCTTCATTTACTACCCACCCCACCCCGGCAGCCTTAGCTATATTTTCCAGTTCACGTTTCTGTAAAGCAGTCGTAGTGTTCTTGCCTGCTTTACACTCAATAGCGAAAAACTTTCCTTTGTAGCACCCGACTATATCCGGCACACCCGAACGTCCGTAGCCACCTGTGGCTGGAAAGAAGTAATAAACATCTTCACCCAACGTCTTCAGTTGTTTCACTATCTGATTCTTTACTCGTTTCTCCGGCGTCATCGCCATCAGTTTCATCTCCGTTCAAATGAATCCAAAACACGTTCTCTTGCATCCGTCTACCGATGTTATCTATGTACTTGCTCGGTGACTTGTGCGGCATTACTCTCAATACTGCTACCTTACGTTGTACCCACAAAGGTACCTTGTCTGCGGGAATTGTATAAGGGCGACTTATGTTGACACCTCGTATGGTCATCTCCATAAGACCGAATGACTGCAAGACAACAAAGTCGCCCTTAAGTTCCACACGTAGTACGGCTTTATCAATTCTCATCCGGTGCTACTCCGTAGACAAACTTGTATACAAAATCAGTGGGTACCATAAACGCACAGGCTTCCTTACAGAACACTTCGTAGTCTGGCCTGATCACGCCGATGTTCTTGGCACACCCATCGTCATCCCGCTCGACAGTTTCCAGTGTCATCACTGCACGCTGTATTTCGACAGGCAAATCCTCAAAGTAATCGAAAGTTTGTACCTGTACCTCATCGTATGGGGATCGCTGCGCTTTGTGTATGCAAACAATCTTTCCGGTTATAGCCGAACGCATCATGCACATGACACTGCGATCTCCTGCGTGTTCTTGTTTAGCTAACACAGCGTTACGTGCGTCGCGGTACTTGATAAAAGTTTCACGTAGTGCGCTATCTTCCGACAGAGTGGGGGACTTACCTTCCTCCATCTCGTACAACATGTTCAGTATTTCACGCGCACAACTTCTGCTGACTGCATCGGTTCTAAAGTTTGAGAACAAACCCTTGAGTTCGTCATCGTACGATTCAACCATCTCCCACACCAAGGGCGACAAGATATCCGCAACGTGTTCCGCTAACTCATCGTCACCGTAAGGACGTAGGCCAGCAACAAAACTTGCTGCTCGTTTGGCATCGTTGACTGCATTGATAGTCCTCTCTTGATCGTAAGTGCTGACACAGGAAGTGCTAAGTCTACGTTGCCGCTTGATACGCAAAGACTCTATCTCGTACCGACACTCGTCTGAGTTATACCAAACGTGTGCAGTATATAAGTTGCTACGTCTGGGACGGATAGACCACTTCCTTATGTGTTCACCCATGTATTCATCCTTGTGGGTTGCCATAGGATGAATGTCTACTGCATAGCTAAACTTCTCCTGAATAAGTTTCAGCAGGATTATTGTCCTCTCAGTCGTCTTGTACTTACCAAACTTGTAACGTGCGTCGTCTTCTCCCCACTCTTCACGTTCAAATTCCTTTAGCTCCTCATCGATTTTCGGAATGTAAGAGCCGTTGACGGTCTGTTTCTCTTCACCGTAAAAGCGTTCACGAAATTGTAAAGGGGTGTCGTTCACACCCCGATCATTGTATCTAGCCATAAGAGTTCTCCAATTAAAGGTTTACGTGGACAGCAGTGCCCACATTAGGTCTTGCAGTGTCGTGCCCAAGAATGCACCACAGTACGGGCGAGTTCCATGTGCCCCAATCCCCACCCAGATATCCATCCGTGCATACGATCACCGCTTGGGGATTGATGTTATGCTCTGCCATGTACTCGTTTACACAGCTTATGTCAGTGCCACCACCACCGGCTGGCTTAGTTGACTCAACCAGCCTGTCAATGTCTTCGGCTTCGTACGTCTCATCCGCACAGATTTTGGTGTCCCAGTACAACACGCGAATCTTGTTCACATTGACGTTGGATACCACACCCTGCACCTCGGACAGAAACTTAGTTAGCTCTGCCTGACCAATGCTGCCTGACGTGTCGATAGCGATAACAAGTTCGTCTACCTGCTCGGACACACCACTCGGCATGTACATACCGGCTGACATGTACCGGCGATTGGGTCTGGCATACGTTGAGTAATCTGTACCTCGGCATGTCTCGGTAACAAACTCACTCAACACATCGACCCAATTGATCTCCGGTTGCAGCAGCGAATCAATCGCACGGTTGCCACCACTACCAACCTTACCGGCAGTCAATGCACCCTGACGAATCGCGGTGTCGATCTGCTCGGCAAGTTGCTGTTGCTCCTCGTCCGACATGCTTTCGGCACCCTCCCAATCGTGATCGTCAAACCCCTCACCATCACCCTGTTCGGATTCACCAGATTGCTGTTGCTCCTCCTGTTCAGCGTATAAGATGTTGAACACCTGCTCACTGTTCATCTCAGAGAAACGTGTATCTGCAAGTCCCATTAGCTGACCAGTCTCCTTGCATCTAGGCATCTCAACAAACAAGGTACCGTCATCGTTGACAGACTTGTCACTGAGTATCTGCAAGTTGATAACGTGATCGCATGCTATGTTAGCCAGCCGATGATCCTTGTCGTGCAGATGTTTCCACGTAGTCAGATGGCGATACAGCTTGTGATAACACTCGTGCAAGATAAGGAAACGTAGTTCAGGGTCAGTCAAACTATCGACAAACTCCCGTCCGTACCACTCGTCCCGCCCGTTGGTGCAAGCTGTAGGAACATCATCTCGTACCTCCTTACTACCCATCATCAGCACACCGGCTAATGCGATGTAGTTCCTGTGGTCAATGATATTAACCAGAGCTTTGGATACCCGCTGCTCGGCGGTTAGTTGTGTTCGTGTTGAGAACGTCATAAGTCACCCCCTTACTTCTTGTCGTTGAAGTACATGTAACCGTTAGCCATGCACCACTCTTGAAACTCCTTGGTGTTAACCACCACATCTTGCTTGTGGTAGTCATCCTTACGGGCGGCATTGACAAACAAACCCTGCGCTTCCTTGGGCAGTCGGCTCAGGTACTTCATCCATTGGCTCACCCACTGATACTCGATAGTCGCCAGCGTACGCTGAACAACCATGCAATATGCTGCGGGAGATTCAGGAACCTTGGCGGTCATCGGGTTGTCCTTGATATCCTGATTGGTAGGCAAGTCACTAGCCAGTTCGAGAAACGACTGCATGTCACGCGCAGCCCGATCACCGATAGTGCCGGTCAGGAGCAACCGCACGGTAGCTTTGTCAAACTTGTCTGCCTGCCACAAGATATCGCTAGCAGCCTCCAACGATCTAGGCGTCACGAACGCCGTACGCCACTTGGCTTTGGGGTGGTAGATGTACGGATTCGCATCGTCCAGATGCCGTTGGTATTCCTCCGTAGACGGATTGCCAGATGGTTCGGACAGTTCGGTGAACGACTGCAAGACTTGTGGGTTCTCGTTTACCCAACCCAAGACAGAGTGGTGAATACCGTTTGACTGACCCCATTCTACCCACTCTTTATGGTCGGGCTTGCGCATGCGCACTACGGTTATGCGATTACGTGCGTGTGGTGGTAACAAGTCCCCCACCTGCTCGGCACCCAGATTAGTTGTGGCAAACACGATTGACCCATCCGGTAGCTTCTTACCACCGGCAGTCTCGTGTTCCTGCATGATGCGCAGCAGACCATTCTTCACAGACGGGTTAGCCTTGCCCAGTTCGTCAATCATCAGGATGATCGGCTTCTTACTGTGAAATCCCAACTCCTCGTTGACTGCGTACCGCACCACACCGTCATCGTCGATCTTGTCGAACATCGGCACGAACATATCGGCAATGTCCTTGGTGGTGCTGTCAAAGTATACCGGTACGTGTTTCGGTAACAGTCGGGCAAGCAACTTGAGTATGGAAGTCTTACCCGAACCCATGTCACCTTCGACAAGTATGGTCTGTTTGTCCCCCACTGCTGCGATGGCATAAGCAAGGGCGTTAAGTTCTACTGTAGCGTTCAATTGAATAGCAGACATAAGAGTCTCCGTTTAGTTAAGTTTAGTTGAGTTTAGTTAAGTTAAGGTTAGAAGTCCAGTGTAGGCATCTGTTGGATGATCTTGTCGATATCCTGTTTGGTCTGCAAACGCTGAGTCTCACTGTTCCGCAACGCATCCGGCGTTATCCCGTCCAATGCCATGCGCAGATTGTTGGTGATACCGGTCATCGTTGCGTCATTGGTGACGTTGCAGTTGCGCATAAGTTCCACAAACTTAGCCACATTACTTACCAGAGTGTCATGGAACCCTGTTGGCTTATCGTCACCGGAGTAGTTCAGCATCTTGGACATGTTCTCCAGTGGCTCACGCAGTCGCTTGAACACATCGCTGTACGCAGATTCCACCCTGCGCTTGAGCATATCCTCGTACTGGGACTTCATGGCGTGCGCAGCTTGGTTGCCCACCTGTACGATCCAGTTGTCGGGATCAACCAACGGCTCGTAATCAATGTGGATAGCAATCCGGCAATCAAGTGCGTACACACTTGGGAACAGAGATTGGTCAAACAAGTCCCCAAGCTCCATTTGCGCAGCACTCGCTGCTCGCGGGTAGTCATCGAGAAACTCGGCTTTGAGTTGGTAAAACTCGTTTGTGAAATCCTCCATCTGTGCCTGATAGTCGAGCAGTTTAGCGTTCGACACCAGACGCGCACCCAAGTTACCCCAAGGCAGAGTGTTGTCCATGTGCCACCGATAGATAGTCCGACTGAGTTTCTGTAGTGCAGCATGCTGCGGACTCTCGATAAGTTTCTTGCGTGAGGTAACACGCTTAGGGTCGGCATGCTTGATACGTGCCAGTGCCCTCGCAGCCTCGGGGTCGTTCTTCACCAGATCAGGCACGCTGCGTGACAGGCTGACAACCATTGCGCTAGTGGCAATCGATGGTACAACTACTTCGTCGAGTTGAGTTTGTGTTTCGTAGCTCATTACGTTCTCCTTTTCTGACAGGTTGTCAGATTTTTCAGTTTGGTTAAGTTTCGTTTGATTTGACGCTGTTTCGTTCAGCGTTTGACTATTATCGGACATATCCTGAACCCAGTCAAATGTTTGCTGATCGTGTTTATCTATCACAGTAACAGTCCTCCTATTGTGATCATTACCATAAACAGGAACGCAATCGTTCCCCCCACTACTATCTTGCACAGCGTCCATGCCAGACTCTCTTCCTCTGCCCACACGTACTTATTGTGCGGGTCATGTATGTTGTGACTCTTTCTGAAGTTATCCTGCTCGTTCATTGTTACTCCTCCCATGCTTCGACTTGTAAACAGCGGAAGCCATTCGCCCGCCACATATCCACCACGCACTGCCGGTCATCCAACACGCACAGCACGTCATCGGGTGTCAGACCAAGTTCCTGTACCATTTCGAGTTTGACCTCGGTATCGGGTCGGCGGTCGTTAGCCTTACGCATGACTAACCGCTCGTCGTAATCCCAATCCTCGTGAACGTGTTTTTGTAACCACTCAACAGTTTCGGCCCGCACCACGTCATTACGCCCAGACAGGAAATAAACCTCCCGCTCCACCGCTCCGCAGACCATGCAGCCTGAGTTGTGTCCGAGTATCAACGACTCCAGTATCTGGATAACGTCCCTGTTCGGCGCGTCATCGACGCATGCCGCATTGAAGCTATCCCAATCGCGCTCGGCGTAGGGCTTCAGCGTCCCGTCAGGATTCTTGATGTAGGGGAGCCGGTGGTTCACATCGGCCAGTGTTCCGTCTAGGTCGCACAAAATTACTTCTTTCATTCTCATTTCTCCCATCGCTTTGGATTGAATTGTTTAGCTGTCTCGAACGCACTCTCGTGAGAGCAGACCGCAGCAGCTTGTTTGTGTTGCTCGATTATCGGGAATTGCTTGGGCGCCCCCCACCCTTGGGATTCGGCACACGGCTTGCAATACTCGAAATATTTAGCGCGATCCGCCGGGTACAGTAAGCCGCAACGTACGCAACCATGTTCTGATAAGTTAGCTTTGGTCTTGCTCATCACGGCTCCTCTTTTCCTGCTCAATGGCAGCCTGCTCGGCTCGCTTCTCCTGCTCAACGACTGCCCCTTCTAGGTCATCGTAGAACGCGTACAGTTGACTGCATATCGGACGGGTGACGTACAGTGGCAAATCCATATCAAGAATGAGGTCGTCAATCTTGTCTAACAGGTCGTCGATTTTGTCTAGTTGTTCGTGCATAAGTAGTCTCCGTTTTTCTGACAAAGTGTAAGATTCTGACAAAGTGTCAGAAATCGCTCAGTGCTGGGCGTTGCTCACAGTCCCTCTCCCAGCATCATTATTATCCCATTTCCCCAGATTTGGGTCAAATTATAGAAACTCGTTTCTCTAACTCTTATATTGCAACCATTGCAACTTTAGCGTTTTTGAGGAGGTTGCAGAATGAAATCCAGTAACTACGCGGGCTGTGGGTTGCTTTGCAACTTTGCAACCATTGCAACCTTGGTTTGACTACGATCTGTGAAAATAGGCCGGAGGGGGGAGGAAGGGGAGAAATCTCCCAGAATTCACAGGAGTGACGTTTTGGAGGTTGCAATGGTTGCAATGGTTGCAATACAAAATAAGAAAAAATAAAAAATTAAATAAATATAATAATAATAGTAACTTAGTACCAAATCCCCCCACCCAATTTACTACCCCCTATTGCAACCTTGCCGTTTTTCCAAAGGTTGCAATGGTTGCAATACCCCTCTACCTAATGCTACCAATGCAACCTTTGCAACCTTTTTTATATCGAACATGTTTATCTAATGGCAGTTAGCCTGAAGGAGAACTGGTTTCTGTTTTTCTGACAAGTTGTAAGATTCTGACAATCTGTCAGATTTTTTGGCGTGGTGGCAATGCGCCACAAGGGAACTGGTTTCTGTATCTGGGGGGACGTGGCAGTTAGCCACAAGGGAACTGGTTTCTATAGGCACAAAAAAAAGGGCAGACTCCGAAGAGCCTGCCCTTTGGGTTTACTTTTTTATCAATTCTACCGTTACAGGAAATTCGTTTTCGTAGAATATAGATATATGTTTTAGAGCGGTTTCGATATCGAGGTCTTTAGAGATACCTAAACAGGTTATTCGAACGATCATAATCATCTCCAGAAAAAGAGGCAGGCTCCGAAGAGCCTGCCCGATAGATCACTTGGTTTTCTTCAGGGTAATCCCTGCTGAACACCAGCCGTTGGTCATAGCAGTATCCATCTGCTTGATTTCGTCAGTACCGAATTCCTCGCGGAAGGTATGCAGGACTCGCGTGATAAACTTCGCGCGATCAACCTGTGCCTGCGTAGCATTATCCGGTGAATTCTGCTTAAGCAGGTAGTGCATCGCGCCGACAAAGCGCTGATCCGCTGACCACTCGGTCTTGTCGGCTTTGTTGCGCGGGCTACTGCCTTGCGCTACCGCACCATTGCGAAGCGCTTCGACGTATTCAAGCCAACCCATCAGCGCCTTGAAAGGCCGTCGAATCTCGACGGTGACTAGTTGATCGTACGCTTTCTTCGCGTCTTCGCTCCAATCCTTACGTTCTGGCTTGGTGCTTTTCAGCATACGCTGTTCCGACTTCGGTCGCGTAGGGATCACCAGATCCTTGAAACATTCGCAAAGCGGATGGCCCTGCTTGAACGTATCTGGGAACTTGTCACGCGTCAGGCCCGCGTCGATCAGCAGGGTCGCCGTCTTTTCCGCTTGCTTGCGGAAATTGCTACCCGACTTGGCGAACTTGTCGATTTCAGCGCCAGACATAGCGTCTTGGTTACGATCGATTTCAGCAGCAGCGTTAGTTATAGATTGAATAGACATAAGATATAACTCCAATAGGATTAAAAGAAATGTGCCGGTTTGTGCCGGACACAGGTATATAGTGACCTATATAAACGTGTTTGGATAGTTTTCTGACAATCTGTCAGATTCTTACAATCTGTCAGAAAATGCCCCCCCACCCTACCCCCACCCCCCGTGGCTGGAGCAGGTACCATAGGCCCGCGTATACATACTATTACGCTCAAACGATTGGCGATTATTTGTCCCAATAAATCTAATAATATTTATTGTCCGGGCATTAATCTAAGTTACCTAAACAAGTTTACTCCCCACCCCCTTAAGTACGTCTTGCGACCACCCCTTAAACAAAGGTTGCAAAGTTGCAATGCCCCCTCCCCCCTTCTTTTTGAAACCCCGTCCTACTTACCCCACCCCCTCCATTTCCGGCATACCCCCCGTCAGGAGTCCCGAGGTACTTACACAAACAAATTTTTGTTATTTAACTTAGCTTTGATTTCTGCAATGTTCTTATTTTAGTGGCAGGCTATAGCCCTTACCCCATTTAGCTTTTAGTTCTTTCTGCCACCTATGCCACTTTTTTTGGAAAACTTTTTATCTAACAGTTTCTAACACTTTCTAACAGTTTCTAACACATCCCAACACTTCTTTGATTTCTGCAACACGCGTGATATTGTGAGTTAGGGGCTACATGTTTCACCTATTAATCTCCTTGAGCGCCCCTATTTATGCCCTCGCCGACGACTCCACACGTTGCGAGGGTTCTTTTTGGTCTATATACTTGCACCCAACGGCTTCGGCTTGCGGAAAGGTGTTTGTATGGCTATTGCTTTAGTGCCAGAGTTTGGCATTGAAATACCAGATGATGTTCCTTACATGGACTTACGTGCTCGTGCGGAAGCGGCTTGCAATACGATTCACGAGTTAGAGGATCATGGTCTGGAGTTTGAAGCTACTGAAGAAGATCGTGATGTAGCTGCTGTATTGCTAACTTCGTACGCAGCAGATGTAGAGAAAACCTCAAAAACCGTTTCTACTTCCCGTGTTAACTCAATGACACCGGCCTCCCTTGTAGAAACTCACGGCATCCTCAAAGAATTTGGTCAGCTTATTGCAACAAGCGCGGCTGAAATACGTAATACCGTAACAAACAAGCTCATACTTGAGACTGAGAACCCCGACGCCCGTATTCGTATGAAGGCTCTGGAGTTACTGGGCAAGATGACAGACGTTGGATTGTTCACAGATCGCAAGGAAATTACGGTAACCCACCAGACTGCGGACGAGCTACGTGAGAAATTGCGGGAGAAGTTGACCGTACTCAAGCAAAACGCCGAAGGGGTCTATGAGCAGGAGGGGGAAGTTAATGACGCGGAGTGAAGTTGCTGCTGAACGTGGTGAAATTTGCCGTAGCTGCCCCGAATTCAGACCCACACTGCATACTTGTAAGATATGTGGGTGCTGGATGGAGGCTAAAATCTGGTTGATGTTGGCAAGTTGTCCCCTGAAGAAGTGGGAAGCACACAGACATGATAACAGCGCAGGCCGCTAAACACTTAAATGCGGCACCCCCACCTCCGGAATTTACGGCGGAAGAGGTAGACTTCCTCTTAGAAAACCTAGATTCGTACACGCCGGAAGAACAAGCTGAGATTTACCGGATAGTTGAGGAGCTTGAGGCTCGGAAGCGGGCTGAAGCCTGCTATAACGACCTGATTGAATTCTGTAAGGCCATGCAGCCGGACTATAAGGTGGGAAAACACCACCGAGTACTGGCAAATCTCCTGATGGAGATCGAGAAAGGGAAGGTTTACAACGAGGAAGGGGAGGAACAGGCCGAATCTGGTAAGGATCGGGTCTGTGTGAACATGCCGCCCCGTCACGGTAAGTCCCAACTCATCTCGATTTACTTTCCAGCGTGGTTTTTAGGGCGGAATCCGGACAAAAAGGTGCTGATGGTGTCCCATACCACTGATTTGGCGGTGGATTTTGGTAGAAAAGTAAGGAATTTGATTGGAACCGAAGAATATCAGGCGATTTTTCCCAATGTGCAGCTCGCACAGGACTCAAAAAGCGCGGGAAGGTGGAATACGAGTGCGGGTGGGGAGTATTTTGCCTGTGGTGTTGGTTCAGCTTTGGCTGGTCGTGGTGCCCACCTCCTACTTATTGACGATCCACACAACGAACAAGACATCATCAACGGAAACTTGGACGTTTTTGACAAAGCCTACGAATGGTTTACCTACGGTGCGCGAACACGTCTGATGCCCGCAGGCCGTGTGGCTATTGTACAGACCAGATGGCACTTGGATGACCTGACGGGCCGTGTTGTACGGGATATGGCGCAGTCTGACCTTGCAGATGCGTATGAAGTGGTGGAATTTCCAGCAATTCTGGAGATTGAGAACCCTGATAACCCCGCAAAGCCGACTGAAAAGCCCCTATGGCCTGAGTTTTTTAACCTAGATGCGCTGTATCGCACTAAGGCTTCGATGCCTCTTTTCCAGTGGAATGCTCAGTATCAGCAGAAACCCACGGCTGAAGAGGCGGCTATTGTTAAACGTGAGTGGTGGAATGAGTGGGTCAAAGAAGACCCTCCACCCTGTGAATACATAATAATGTCGCTCGACGCGGCGGCTGAGAAGAACAACCGTGCTGACTACACGGCCCTGACTACGTGGGGTGTTTTTTATAATGAGGAGGAGAATCGGTACTCCATCATCCTCCTTAATAGTATTAAGAAACGGCTAGAGTTCCCCGAGTTAAAAGAATTGGCCTATGGCGAGTTTAACTCTTGGGAGCCGGATGCGTTTATTGTGGAGAAGAAAAGTAGTGGTACGCCGTTATATCAGGAGATGCGGCGGATGGGTCTGGTGGTGCAGGAATATACCCCTCACAGGGGATCGGGTGATAAGATCGCTCGTTTAAACTCCGTAGCGGATATAGTAAGCTCCGGCTTAGTGTGGGTTCCACAAACACGTTGGGCAGAAGAGCTGGTTGAGGAAGTGGCTGGCTTTCCTTTTATGTCGCACGATGACCTCGTGGACAGCACAATCATGGCATTGATGCGTTTTAGACAAGGCGGGTTTATCAGGCTCCCGACCGATGAGCCAGATGAACAACCACTATACAGACGTAGGGGCGGTTACTACTAAAGGTAAATAATTATGGCGATAGAGAAAGGTGTATACCAAGCCCCAGACGGCTTACCCGAAGACGTTGATGCGGTTGTCGAGATGGAAGTTATGTCTGATGCTCCCGTGCAGGTTGAGCTTGAAGACGGCAGCATCGAGATAAACTTCGGTGGGGAAGAGAACGAGGAAGCAGAATACGCGCCGTTCGACGCTAACCTTGCTGAATACCTAGAAGAGAACGAGCTACGTGCATTAGGTTCTGATCTGGTTGAAGCCTTTGAAGGCGATACTGCCAGCCGTAAAGAGTGGGCGGATACCTTCGTTAAAGGTTTGGAAGTGCTGGGCTTTACTTATGAAGAGCGCACTGAACCTTGGGAAGATGCTTGCGGTGTGTACAGCAACGTGCTGGCCGAAGCAGCTATTCGTTTTCAGGCAGAAGCGATGAGTGAAACATTTCCTGCCGGTGGGCCAGTTAAGACAAAGATAATTGGTGAGATAACTAAAGAGAAAGAAGATGCAGCCTTACGCGTTAAGGCTGATATGAATTATGAACTGACTGAGGTGATGACGGAGTACCGTCCAGAACATGAACGCATGTTGTATAGCCTTGGTCTTGCAGGGTCTGCGTTTAAGAAAGTTTATTACGATCCAAACATAGGGCGTCAAGTAGCACTTTACATACCTGCTGAAGATGTAGTCGTACCTTATGGTGCTTCTAATATAGAAAGTGCCGAACGTGTTACGCATGTGATGCGTAAGACTAAGAACGAGCTACTTAAACTACAGGCGGGGGGATTCTATCGTGAAGTTGATCTTGATGATCCTGCGCCTTACCACACAGATATTGAAGAGAAGAAAGCCGAAGAGGGAGGATACTCCATTACTTCGGACGACAGATATACCGTACTTGAGGTTCATGCTGACTTAGTTATTGATGGTATTGATAATGAAGCCGGTGATGAAGATAAACAGATAGCCAAACCTTATGTTGTAGCGATAGAAAGAGGTACCGGAGAAGTACTTTCTATTCGTCGTAACTGGAACCCCGAAGACCCGTTGATGCTTAAGCGTCAGTATTTCGTGCATTATGTTTATGTGCCGGGTTTTGGTTTTTATGGACTTGGATTAATCCACATTATTGGTGGATACGCTAAAGCAGGTACTTCCCTGATTCGTCAGTTAGTTGACGCAGGTACACTGTCAAACCTGCCGGGGGGCTTAAAGTCTCGTGGTTTACGGGTCAAAGGAGACGATACCCCCATCGGCCCCGGTGAGTTCCGTGATGTAGACGTGCCCTCCGGCAGTATTAAAGAGAACATAATGACGCTCCCTTACAAGGAGCCAAGCCAAACATTATTAGCTCTCTTACAGCGTATTACAGAAGAAGGTCGTAGATTAGGTGCGATCTCTGATATGAACATTTCTGACATGAGTGCTAATGCACCTGTCGGAACAACGCTTGCTCTTCTTGAGCGTACGCTCAAGCCAATGGCTGCTGTTCAGTCCAGAGTACATTATGCGATGAAGCAGGAGTTCAAACTCTTGCGGGCTATCATTGCTGAGTACGCTCCGGAAGAGTACATGTACGTGCCTGACCGTGGTGAGCCTCGTGCTAAACGAGACGATTACGCCGTGGTGGATGTTATTCCCGTCAGCGATCCCAACAGCAGTACGATGGCTCAACGAGTCGTTCAGTATCAAGCAGTACTGCAAATGGCGCAGGCCGCCCCACAAATCTATGACTTGCCACAGTTGCATCGTCAGATGATTGAAGTTTTAGGTATTAAGAACGCCGACAAACTTGTACCGACGAAAGACGATATTAAACCTGCTGATCCTGTAAGCGAAAACATGAATGTGTTGGTGGGTAAACCAATCAAAGCATTCATCTACCAAGATCATGCAGCACATATCAGAACTCACCAAGCGTTCTTACAAGACCCGCAGATTGCGGCGTTTATTGGTCAGAACCCCGCAGCGCAACAGATAGTTGCAGCCCTAAATGCACACGTTGCGGAGCACATTGCTTTTGACTATAGAGTACAGCTTGAACAAAGACTTGGTGCGCCTCTACCCGCACCTAATGAAGAACTGAGCGAGAAAGATGAAGTATTGCTGGCGCGTCTTATTTCTGATGCTGCTATCCAGAATACTCAAGCTAAACAAGCTCAAGCGGCTCAAGCTGCTGCACAGCAGAAAGCTCAAGACCCTGTTATTCAAATGCAACAGCAGGAGCTACAGATTAAAGCCGCAGAACAACAGCGTAAGGCCCAAAAAGATCAGGCAGACGCCGCACTTGATGCTGCCAAACTTCAGCTTGATAAGCAGAAAGCAGATAAATCCGCTGCTATTGAAGCCGCCCGCGTTGCTGCTCAGGTAGACCAAGCCAGCGCAAGACAAGACTTGGATGAAGCCAAAGCAATACTTGATCTTGCGAAAGCACAGGAAATGCCCCCAAGGAGGCAATAACTTATGGCGAAAACCGTCTTTGACGTGCTTGATGAAAAACTCGCTGATATTCAGCGCGAGCAAGAAGGATTTGTAAACAGTGGAGGAGCAAAAGACTTTGCTGGGTACAAAGAAGTGTGCGGGGTGATTCGAGGTCTAGCCACCGCCCGTAGAGAGATAGCCGACCTTTCGCGTAACTATATGGAAGCTGAAGATGACTGAAGCGACGGTAAGTATTACCCCCGATGGGGTGCATGCTGAAACTGCACTAGAAAAGCAGCGTAGAGAAAAGATAGCAGAACAAGAACGTGAGTTAGCAGAGTTAGAGAACAAAATCCCAAAACCTGCTGGGTATCACATTCTTATAGCCTTACCTAACATTGAAGAGACTTTTGGAGGTAGTGAAATTCTTAAGTCAAATCAAACAGTTAGAGACGAGTACATTCTGTCTATCATAGGTTGTGTTATTGACATGGGCGAACAAGCCTATGCGGACAAAGATCGGTTCCCCACAGGCCCTTGGTGTAAGCAAGGGGATTATGTGATGTTCCGAGCAAATACTGGTACTCGTTTCAAGATAGGTAGGCAAGAGTATCGATTAATGAATGACGACTCTATTCAGGCTGTCGTCCCCGATCCGAGCGGTATAACTCGCGCATAGGAGATAGAGTATGGCGATGCAACAAGTTGAGTTCGAGTTTCCTGATCCAGATAAGGAAGAAAAAGGAAATTTAGAGGAAGTTGAAATTGAGGCGGCAGAAGAAAAATCTACTGATTTAGAAGTAGAGGGTGCTGTTGGCCGTGAGGATATGCAAAAACCTCAGAAAAAACAAGAAGTTAAAGAAACAATAGAAGCTGGAGAGGTTGAAATCGAGGTAGAGGACGATACTCCTGAAGCCGATAAAGGTAGAAAACCCTCTGACCCTCCAGAAGACGTGACTGACGAAGAGTTAGAAAACTACTCTAAGAAGGTCAAAAAGCGTATTCAACAATTTAGTAAGGGGTATCACGATGAGCGTAGAGCCAAAGAAGCGGCTATGCGTGAGCGTGAAGCTCTTGAAGAGTACGCAAAGAAATTAGTTGAAGAAAATCAAGAACTTAAGAAAAATAGTGATCGTAGCTATAATGCTATGGTTATAGCTGCACAGCAAAAAGCTGAAGCAGAACTAATAGCCGCAAAGCGGCAGTATAAAGAGGCTTATGAGTCAGGCGATTCAGAAGCAGTCTTAGAAGCGCAACAAGTACTACACGACGCTCAATCTCGTGCCACTCGTGCTAAAAGTATGCGTCCTCGTAAAGAACAAGAAGCTCCCCAAGCTACGGAAACTTCTTTACAAACAAACGCTAATACGGTACAACAGCAGGAAGAAGCACCCAGAGCGCAAGAAGTTCAGCGTGATGAGAAGGCCGAAGCATGGCGCGATGATAACCCGTGGTTTGGTTCTGATGACGAAATGACGGCTTTTGCCCTTGGGTTGCATACTAAATTAGTGAAAGAGGGTGTAGACCCTAAATCTGATGATTACTACGAGAAGATAAATTCTCGTATGCGAAGTGTCTTCCCCGATCAGTTTGATGACGGGATAGAAGATGAGCCGGAAGCGGCGCCTAAAAAACGACCTAGTAACGTGGTTGCACCCGCTACGCGGAGCACAGGGCCTAAGAAAGTTAGGCTAACTCAATCACAAGTTGCTATAGCGAAGAGACTTGGAGTTCCATTGGAACAATACGCCAAACAGGCTGCACAACTATCGAGGAATTCATAATGGCTGAGAATAGATTAAATAGAGACTTAGAAAAGCGTGAGCGAACTCCACGTAAAAAGGCGTGGGAGCGCCCCGAAGTCCTACCTAATCCGACTCCTGAGCCGGGGTACACGTACCATTGGGTGCGTATTAGTACTCAGGGTCAACCTGATCCTACGAATGTTTCCTCAAAACTGCGTGAAGGTTGGGAACCCGTGCTGGCTACCGATCACCCAGAGATTTTCTTGACCGGAATTGAAAATGAACGGTTCAAAGATAATATCGTTATAGGTGGTCTGTTGCTGTGTAAGGCACCACAGGAATTGGTAGATGAGCGTAATGAGTACTACCAGCAACAGGCCAAAGGCCAGATGACTTCTGTGGATAACAACCTGATGCGCGAAAATGATCCGAGGATGCCTCTGTTTAATGACAGAAAGTCCACGGTTACTTTTGGTAAAGGTTAATTTTAGGAGCTAACAATGGCTTATCCGACTGTATCTGGCCCTTACGGGCTTGTACCGGTTAAG